CAGCGGGGATGCGGCCAAACCCGGATCAAACCGTAAGCCAGTGGTGCCACGAAAACGTAAGGCTGGTGCAGGGTCTGGCCCCGAATCTTGACATCGATCTCGCGCCCCACATGAGGGAGGCGCTGGATGCGGCGGGCGACAACGCCATCCGCAAGCTGCATTACATGTGGCCACCCGGCAGCGGGAAGACCACGGCCATCGAGGGCATGATCCAGTGGCGGATCGTGGTCTCGCCATCGAACGTGCTGCTGGTCGGGCAGAAGGATGAGACGGCGGGACTATGGGCGGAAACCCGGTTGCACCCCTCGTTCAAGAAGTCAGATGTGATGCGCCCGTTCATGCCTGAGAACCGGCATCAGAACCGAAAGACCACGGTGGTTTTCCCGCACGGCATCTACTTGGACATCTGTGGCCCATCGATGACGAACTTGCAGGAGAAGTCGATGCCGTGGGTGATTCTGGAGGAGGCGTGGCAGCTATCCGACAACTACCCTGGCCGAATGAAGGAAGCGGAGGCGCGGACGCACGACAAATGGAACAGCAAGGTCTTCTATATTGGCCAAGGCGGAAACTCTCACGCAGAAGGGGCTGCTGATGACAATGACTCCGAGACGGATCTTTACCGGGAATGGAAGAAGACCGACCAGAGGGAATTTCACTTTGAGTGCGCCTCTTGCTCGACAGTCCAGAAATACTTCTGGAATCAGCTCAAGTGGGAAAAGCAGACTCTGCCAGATGGGTCCATTGACTGGGACAAGACGGCGGAGACGATCTACTACCAATGCTCCAATCAGGACTGTAAGGCGCAATACAAGGACACATCGGTCCAGCGGAGGAAGCTCGCAAAGACCGGTCGATACATCGCAACCAACCAGCATTCAGTCAAAGGGCATGTCGGATTCCATTGCAACGTCCTAGCGATCTGGCGAATCCCGTGGCTGAAAGCCGTGATGGAATGGGAGGAGGCGCAGGACGCCAAGGCGCGAGGCGATCTATCGCTGCTTCAAATCTTCGTGAAGAAGCGACTCGCGGAGTTCTGGAAGCCATCGCAGTTCGACCCGCCTGCCGAGTTGATTTCAGGTGGCTATAAGATCGAGGACTACGCGGACGGCAAACTGATCGACAACGAGGCTGACCGCTGCATGTGCATGGACGTTCAGCAGAACTCGCTTTGGTTCACGATTCGGGCTTGCGACTCCGAGGGTAACTCAAAGCAGTTGAATTGCGGGCAGCTCCTGACCTTTGAGGAAGCAGAGGAAATGAGGCAGCGTTACCAGGTGCGCGAGAGGTGCGTCTTGGTCGATGCTCAGTATCGGCGCGACTACGTTTACCAGCAATGCTCCAAATTCGGGTGGACCGCTTACCACGGCGTCCAGCAGGACAGCTTCCCGATCCCTACGGCGGGCGGAATCGTCAAGGCGCCCTACTCGCGGATTCAGTCAGGACAGTCTGGCAGCGGGCTGAAAATGTCGTTCCTCAACCTCTGTGTGAACCCCATCAAGGACGTTCTGGCGGAACTTCGGGCTGGAAGGCTGGGTCGATGGGAGTTCCCGGACGATGTTTGCCCCGACTTCAAGCAGCACATGAATGCCGAACGGAAGGTTTCGATTGTCGCAGGACGGGATAACCGACAGGTGCAAATCTGGCAGCGGATCGGCAAGAAGGACAATCACCTCTTGGACACTGAAATGGCGGCGACCGGGTTTATGATGATGCGGGGGCACGTAAAGGCACGAGAGTAAATTTCCGCTCTTGCAATCCACTTGCAAGTGTAATTGACTTGCGGCATGGCCGACATCGTCAAGCTGGCGCAGGTTTTCTATGATCGCGCATACGGGGACGCGGAGCGCACTGCTGCGCTCAAAACCCATTACGACACGCTTGCTGATGCCATCCTCTCGGGCGCAACGAGCGGCTCCATCGTGACGGGCGGAAAGAATGGCGCGAACTACACCACCAGGATCGACACCACGACCACTGATCGGCTTCACGCCATGGATCTTGCCGTTAGGGGGCTGAACAATGGAGTCCGACCCGGTAGAACCTATCACGCACGATTTTTCGTATGATCGTTGACTCAAAAGGAAACCCCGTCTCGTCCTTCAGGAGGTTCTCTCACGGGAGCGAGTCGCATTCAAACATGCGGCCATGGGAGCCGCAGCGGCTTGACGACATCCAGAAGCTGATCACCCCATACGACAGGGCGACCCTTGTCTCGGCATCCCGCCTGGTGCTGGAGAACTTCGGCCCGGTAAAGGGTGCCATCCGTGAGATCGCGATGCTTTCAGTTGGCGATGCATGGAAGCCACGAAGCTCTTCCTTGTCGGAGCGATGGAGGAAAAAGGCAGAGCGGGTGATCCGCGAAGAATTTTGCCCGATTGCCGACATTCGCGGTGGTGGGCGCAGCTTCACCGACATCCTTTACCACGCCTCGATCTTGCTGGATCGGGATGGTGAAATCTTCATTCTGCTAACGGAACACGACAGCGGCTTCCCCGCCCTGCAAGTGGTGCCATCCCACCGCATCCGCTCAAATTACCTCGGCGGCGGGGCGCTTCCTCAAGAAAGCGTCGTCGATGGCCCATACAAGGGCGCATACATCCATGACGGAGTGATCACGAACAAGCGCGGCACTGTGATTGCCTATCGCTACATGGAGGACGACAAGATTAGCTTCCGCGACATTTCCGTGTCGTCGATGATCCACTGTTTCGAGTCGGACTACCCAGAAAGCAAGCGTGGATACCCTTCGATTGCCCACGGTTTGAATGACGCCCGCGATTCGATGCAATCTCACGAATGGGAGCGGCTGAACATGCTTATTCGCTCGTCCATCGCGCTGATCGAGTCCAACGAGAGCGGCACTCCAGATGACGGGATGCCGGGAAATCATTTCACGGGAGCGTTGGAGACTGACGAAGAGCGAGCGACCACGGTTCGCTACATGGAGGGAGGGGCAGTAAAGCACTTCAGGGCTGGAACGGGCAGCAAGATTGAATTGTTGAAGCACGAAAACCCTGGGGACATGTGGTCTGACTACAATGACCGCATGGTGAAAATGATTCTGTCTGGAATCCCTTGGCCGGATTACAACTGGAAGTCGAAAGGGCAGGGGACAGCCGAGCGCAATGCCATCGAAATGGCCCGCCGCACCATCAAGGACAGGCAGGGTTCGCTGCGTGTTTTGGCTCGCCGGTGCATCGGCTACGCCACCCAAAAGCTCAAGAATCTAGGAAGAATCGGAGAGTCCGAGGATTGGTGGAGATGGGAGTTCAACATGCCGCCGGTCCTCACGATTGACGATGGCCGGATGTCCAAAGCTCAAGTTGAGCTTTGGAGGGCTGGTCTTATTTCGGACGAGGACATCCTTTCCGACATGGGCAAGGACAGCGAAGACTACTGGCCCCGCAAGTTCGACAACGCGGTCAAGAAAGAGCAGGCGTTTGAGGCCGCGCAAGAGCGGGGCAGCGTCACGCTCGACCCGAGATACAAGGGCATGTTCACCCCCAATGACATGAACGCGCCGCAGCAAGATCGCCCAATGGAAGAGATGGACCCAACCGAAGACGACGAATACCAAGAGGAAGATGCCTGAGGAAAATTACCCAACCGAAGGCATGATTGCCGAGGCGAAGCGTGGTCTTGAATGGCGGCGTGAATATGGACGCGGCGGCACCGGGATCGGCGTAGCCCGAGCTAGGGACATCTCCCGTCGCGCCAATCTCTCTGACGACACAGTCCGCAGAATGCACAGCTACTTCTCACGCCATGAAGTGGACAAGAAGGGGCAGGGCTTTTCGCCAGGCGAAGACGGCTACCCATCCGCTGGTCGCATCGCGTGGGCGCTGTGGGGCGGTGATCCAGGGCAAACATGGGCGGCTGCTTGGGTGCGCCGAAACGAATCTGACAACTCAACAAATGGAACGACTATGAATCTGATCCAGATCGAAAACAGGACCGGAAAAGTGAAGCTGAACGACGCGGTCACGCCGTGGAGTTCCGACGACTTGATCGGTGACATCGACAGGCTCTACGGGGCAAAAGCAGTGGCGGAAAACCTTCGCGTTGGCGAGTTCACAGCGAAGGCTGACGACGCGCTGGAAACGCTGGAGATCGAGATCAACAGCCCAGGCGGCAGCGTCCTCGATGGATACCGGGTTTACCATTCGCTCATGGGGATGCGTGAACGCGGCGTCAAGGTTATCGCCACCGGCAACGGCATTGTCGCCAGCATGGCCTCCGTGATCTTCATGGCGGCAGATGAACGGCGAATCACACAAGGCTCGCGGATCATGATCCACGAAGCCCAGCAGGCGGTCGCTGGCGACTCCTCTGACCACGCCCGAGCCGCAAAGATCCTCGACGAAATGAGCGACGAGATCGCTGGTATTTACGCAGGTGTGACCGGCGCATCTAAAGACGAAATGCGCGAGCTGATGAAGAAGGAAACGTGGATGGGCGCAGCGGAAGCGGTTGAGCGCAAGTTTGCCGATTCCATCGTCGGAAAATCCTCGATTGACAAAAACGCAAATAAATTGCAAAAGCAAAGCACTAACGAAATGAGCATCCTCGACCGACTACTTCCCAACGGCGAGCTTCAAGCGAAGCTCGACTTTGCCAACGGCGAGCTTATCGCCAAGGATACCGAAATCCAAAGCCTGACCGCGAAGCTAACCGAAGCAGATCAT